ATACATGCGGGCGCAGATAATATACTTTGAGGAATATTATTGTAGAAAAATCTGATTGCCGAAACACTATCCCCATGATGAGAGAAATCCAACTCCTCATACAAGCCATTTATAGCATCATATGTAGATCGATGAGATAATATAAAATCTCCTGAGCCATTTGTGTGAAGTCTGCTGCTGTCACTTATAGGAAAATCAGAAAATTTTGTTCCGGCCGGTATAAAGTAACAATTATCATCAGATAAATGACATTGAAAAGTATTTTCAATAGCATAATCCAAATAAGAATTTACATCATCTACTTTTGCGTTATTACCCTTAAAATCAAATCTATCAGATCTATATAATACATTAGGCTCTAATATTCGTTCGGATAATAGTTTAACCAGTTCTTCACTGAACAAAATATCAGGATTAGTTACTAATACATATTCACCACTAGATCTTCGTATGCCAACATTTTTCGCACAGTATTCAACCATAGGCGCTTTAACATTGAATGTCGCATGAATATCTGAGGGAACTGTAATTACACGAATAGGCAATGCCGAACACTCTGGAATTATACTATGTATTGGTAAATTATTATCTGGAGGATTCCATTCTACGATGATTAATTCAAACAAATCTGAATATTTTTGTTGATACATTTCCAAAGAATTAACAAACATTCTTAATCTTTGTTCCATGTTCTCACCGTAGTTGTCATTACGTGTAGTTACAACTACTGATATATAAGGATTTTTCTTCATATATTTGCGTCTAATTGTTTTAAACCTGTATACCTATATCGTTGAATAGGATGTTCTAGATTATATGGATTTTGACGCTTAAACTTACTACTAGAAATTCTAGAAAGTATTTTATTAACCCTTTCAGTATCAGAACTAGAGACATTTAATACGTTCATCGCTGATTGAAATTCCATACCGATACTTAACAAAGAACATAACTTCATCAATACAATATCTAATTCTAGATAACTAAAGCCAAATTGATCTTCGTCGCCATTACTGATTCCTAATCCGTCCGTCGGAGTAGCGAATACAGTTTCTTCAGGAACACCATACATTTCCGCTAACTTAGGAACTTCCCAACTCTTAAGCAAACTTTGAATAGGTGCAACATCACCGACATCACCATGAAGCGTCCAGAATCCAGTTGCTAATTCACTGAAATTATCCGTACTACCCACTAATCCACGATGTAAACTGGCCTGATTGTATAAGGTCATCATCCTCAATCTAACACGCAAATTACCTCTTCGTATAGAGTTTTCTTTGTCGTTGATTTCTGGATCATGTGCGGCAACAGATTTCAATAGGGTATCATAAGACTTTGTTAAATCAATATGCTTATGTTGAATTCCTAGTGCTTTACATGCCGCAATGCCACGTTCAGTTTCCTCTTCGCGCTGGTGTATAGGCATAGTCACGCCAATAACACGCCAGCCAGCAGATTTGAACAATGCCGCAGTTAGCGCACTATCTACACCACCGCTCATTCCAATCACTGCCGTACTTATTTTGTGACGATTAGCATACGCAATCAGCCCACTTACCAATTTACGGCCAGTTTCATCTAATCCGTTCTGATCACTGTATGTGCCGTCTTCGATTAGATCACTTAGACTGGAATCAAACCAGTCACTTAAGGAGTATAAGTTCTCCTGCCTACTATATTTTAGGATGTCTTGTTTTAAACTCATTTTGTTACTTTGAAAGTCAATGCTGAAATACTTAGTTCAGCATGGATTGATTATAAACTTTTTTAGAACGCAGTCAACTATATTGGTAGATTGTGTTTTTGAAATTCTTCAATAGTGTCTTTGGAGTAATAACTCTTAACTCATATAGTATTTATTACTGGAAATAAAAAAGGCCTCCATACTGGAGGCCAATTATTTGGTAAATTAATTACACATGCCAGATTTCATCAAAGCCTTCATCTTCAGTAGGCATTTCAAAGTTGTTGATCATACCAATAACAACATGCCAGGGAATGTCCTTTCCAGGACGATTAGCCAATCTACGCATCAATTCACTAGCCTTAGGCGTTGAAAATACAACCGCAATATGCCGGTAGTTTGGCAACATCCTGAACTTACGAGCACGGCTGGCGCGGGTGGTAGAGGTCTGATCCCAGATAATGTCCTTGTCCGCCTTTCGAGCGGCAATAACGTCCTGTGTCATCAGTTCAACCGCACGAGGCATATACTCCTTGAAGACTTCACTATACGTACTACCACGTTCGGCAGCAAAACGTTCAACGTGATCATCGGTACTGATGATAGCACAATCCTTAGCCCAGTCTTGTTGACTGATCCAAGTGCTTTTGCCAGATCCTGGCACACCAATGAGCTGGTAACAAACTTTCATAATGGTTGTATTATACTGTTAATATTATTTTTGATCAAGTTTCGCCAATTGTGAACGATACCCAGCAATTGTGATTTGATGTTTTGACGCTGTTTCCTTAGCGGGTTTACCGTTCACACTAATCGGCTCCTTAGGATTATACTCTATATTCATAGCGTCCATGATACTATGTTTGACCAATCTGTTAGGACACCTAAAAGCACCCACGTCTTCAAATCCCATCAAAACGCCAACTTCGGCCACAGCACCACTACGAAAAATTCCAGCATGACAATGAACTACCACATTCATGCGTTGACTACGTGCCTTCATCAATAGTTGTGCGATTTCTTTTGCCTGCTGCGCTGTGATTAAATCACCATTTGTAGGATATGACATATCATAGTCCAAGCCATAATAATTTGAGCCTTCTTCGTCAAGAAATTCAAAACGATGAAACTCAGCGAATTCTGGTGGTGGTACTGGAAACTCTTCATCTTTATCCAGAATTTGAATCAACATACTGTTTGGTCCTGGATCTTGATAATTGCCAGCCGCTATGTCATACTTACTTACATTTTGTATCCACATATTGTACTTTCAAAGTCAACTACAGCACGACTAAAGATCGTGCTGCTTGCCTACTCCCATGACTAACAAGCAGTAAACCACTTGATCTCTCGATTTTACCAATCATTTTCTGTGGGGCTAAAGATCCCACAGTTTTACGCTCAATTAATAAAATGAGCAAGATATTATCTTGCTCAATTGATTAACAATCGTAACGAGGATTGTTGATGGTCTTCAACATGATGCCACGTGGAGTAAACTGACTGACATCAGCACTCAATAGGCTGGTCATAATACTTGGACTATACCCACTTACCAATGCTGCTCCGCTCTTGTCACTCTTAACTGGTACATTGTCTGTACTGTTAAGATTCCAAAATACCACCTGAGGCATATCGTACCCTGCTGACTTGAACTTGCGTTCAATCATTTCCATAGCACTATCATCATGCCGGACACAATGATCAAATTGCATATCAGACAAGATCAAAAGCATCTTTGGCATATCACTCTGTGGTACATTCTGCTTGACCGCAACACTAAGAATCTTTTCCATAGCAGCATGTAGATTGGTGTTCATACCCCAACTGCTACCAGTCATTTGTGCGATCTTCTGAACAATGTTACCCTTGAGAGTAACGAGTTCAGGACGACCACTAAATGTCAAGAAAGTACCATGGAATGCACCACGGTTCTTATCAGCAAGATATAGACCCAAACTAACACTGATATCCAGACAGGTCACACTGGTATCTTTGCCAGCAGGACATGACATAGATCCACTTACATCTACCAGTGGTAGAATGTTAGCATCACCAACATAGTTAGGTAATGCATCCCATTGTGCCATTAGATGATCCAATTCAGTCTTATTCAACTTTTGTGAACCATAAGCACTGATTTGACCCTTCAAGACATCATGCGGAAAGATAGCACCAGCATTTACCTTTACTGACTTATCACCACTTACCAACTTAGCCACATATTCTGCGAACTTAGTGGTATGACGGTTAAAAGCCTTCTTGTAAATGCGGCTAGCCTGACTTGGCACATGACTGAAATTGATGTTATCCCAATCACCCCTACACATTTGACTTTCCACTACTTTGGTCAACCCAACAATAGTCTTACGATATTGCTTAGGAGACATCTTCATGAAGTCTCGTAGTTCAGTAGCAACTGAACCCTTGCGTGGCGCCCACTTGGCTGCAAGACCATTTCCATTCTGGATATGTTCTGCTACAAGCCCATAAGCCTTAGACTTCATTGCTGGAGTCTTGAAGACAAAGAGGTCATCAAAGCGACCCAGTTCTGGGATCTTAGCCAATAGTCGTTCTGCACTCGCTGGATCGGTCTGTTCCAGATATGCTAGGATATCCCTGAAAATTTGTCTCTCACCAGCGCCACTACGGACATCACGGCTCCATAGTGCGACTCGAAGTGCTAACTCACGATCTTCGGTAAGTGCGGCAACAAATTGTGGGATAATATTCTTTCCACGACTTGCGCCTACATTGTAGAAAAAGTCCACCACAGCGTTAGCGGTAGTCTTACGGGCCTTCATACCGTTAGCGGTACGGCTCTCTTGTTCCTTGATCGCTTCAACAAATGCGTTCATTTTTGATTTCCTTTCTGAATGCGTTTTTTCAAAGTTACTGTTTGATTTTTTGGTTGCTGTTAGCATTCACTAACTTTAACAGGCTAGTTTTCTACTTTTTGTTTCAAGTGAGAAATCGAAACTCACTCGACAGGGTCGCCCCAGTCCTCCATTATTATTGGTTGCTGCACCTAGCCTTATTTGTTTGTCTATGTGTCTATTATAGTAGACATCTTATTATAATTCAACTATTTTGGTTGTTTTTCTTAAGAAAAGATTGATTTACTGCGATAACGGTTGACCAAAAATTAGCATGATCGTACACCTGAGATAAACAGTTCAAATCTTTTGGCAAACAATGTCCACCGAATCCAAATCCATCTTCTCCTGGCACATTTAAATGATCCATGCCAATTCTTTTGTCTGAACCTACTCCAAACTTTACCTTTTCAAAATTTGCTTCAAACATTTTACATGCTTCAAACATGACATTAGCGTATGTTACTTTAAGTGCTAACCCAGCATTTTGAAACAGTTTTATCAAAGCACTTTCTTCTAACGAAACCAAATGTACTAGTTCTTTTGAACCATAATTATGGTCAAGAAGCCATTTTGAAAATGGTTCTGTTAACTCTAATTTTCCACCTAAAACTGTAATCCAAGGTGTAGTATTAGTTTCATAACTTCTTTGTTTCAAGAACTCAGGAAAGTAAATGATATTTAAATTACTATACTTCGCACTGATCTCCTGTAAGTAGATAGGTGATACA